CAAAACCACCTAACCAAGTTGAATATCCATCTCCTCCATTAGTCATTCCAAAATAACTAGCATTATCTTGAGGTGGATAAGTTGTACTTTGATATCCTGGTTCAACACCATTAATATAAATTTTTACTCTATCTGATGCTGTTGCTTGTGTGCTATCATAAGCAACACATAAGTGTGTCCAAGCAGTTGGGTCAGCATGAAATGAACTTGTACTTACTGCAGATATTACTGAAGGAGTAGCATATTCATAAAAAGTAATTCTATTCCAACCATAAATAGCACTAAAATATGTTTGTGATGAACTTGAACTTCCAACAGTAAAATAAGAATCACTAGAACTATTTTTTATATCAGCTCTTTTAAACCAACAAGCAAAAGTCCATGTCTTTCTTTCTGCTGCTACTGATGAACCTGTAGTTGGGTTTTGTAAATATGTTGTTGCATTAGCCATTAACCAAATCCTCCTCCATTATTTAAACCAACTGAAACATCTATACTAAAATCTCTTGTTGTTGTTTGACCTTCAGCATCTTCTGCTTGAAGAGTAAAACTATAACTTTTAGTTTCACTTGGATTAGGTGCTGTTCCACTAATTGTATAAGAAGCACTTGTTGCAGGAGTGCCACTTAAAGTTAAATTCATTGTTGAATTAGGAGTATCACTATTAGATGTTAATACTGATGTTGTTTCAGTAATAGTAACATTACTATCTGAAGATGCTGCTACTGTAATACTAACAGTATCTGCAGCTCCTACAGTTGCTAAACTTCCTGCTGCTGTAGAAAAACTAGGTGCAGATGAAGCTGTAATAATTGCATTTGTACTTCTTGCTGCATTACCATCATTGTTTTCTACTCTTACATAATAAGTGCCAGATGCTAATGTAGCAGTTATTGATAATTGTGTAGAGCTTGTAAAACCAACTGCTGAAGCTCTTGTAATTGCTCCAGTATCTGATTTTATAAATTCTACAATTGGTATACTTACAAAATTAGTTCCTGTAATATTAAATGTTTGTGATGTATCAGGTGCTATTGTTTGACTTGAATCTGTTATTGTTGGTTTAGTTTCAACAGCATCTATAAAACTTAAAATACCAGAACCATTTGTAGAAAGAACTTGTCCTGAAGTTCCTGTGTCATTTGGAAGGGTAAGTGTATATGTAGCACCAGCCGAATGTGGAGGTGCTTGAATACCTACTCCATGTGTATTAACATGACAGTTAAGAATTAATTTACCATCAGCACTTGAACCATCACCTTTAATTACTAAGCCAGGTGTAAATTCTGTTTTAGCATTTGTAATAGCATCAGCATTTACTTTAGCAGTTGTAACTGCATTACTTGCAATTTTACTTGCTGAAACAATTCCATCTGTTATATCATCTGCTGTTAATACTGCATCTGCAGGTTTTTTACCTATATAGGGCATTTATTATTTCCTTTATTATGCTGAGATAGTATCTACAACACTTGTTATAATATCAACAGAAGAAGCTGCTGAAGCAAAAGCTTTAACTGCATCTCCAGATTGTAAAACAACTTTAGAACCACCATCAATTAATTCTAAAGAACCACCTGTAGGAATAGGTGCATCTTTAATAATATGATAATTAGTAGAACTGTTCTCTACATAAACAGTAACATTAACTGATGTACCTGAAGTGTTAACACATCTAACACCTATAATAGCATCATCAGAATCTGCTGCTGCTCTTAATGTTGTAGGAGACCCAGAGCTGTTTGATATATTTTGTTGTAAAGTTCTTTCAAAATCTTGTGCCATAGAATTATCCTAATTATACCTTTTTTTTGTCATATTGTCAACACAATCTATAATGCAATAGCCATTGCTACTGCAAAACCATTACTAGCTTTTCCACTAATATTAGTATTAGCTGTGTCTATTTGAGTTTGAATAGCAGAAGTTACACCATTCAAATATCCAAATTCTGTATTATCTACTGAACCATCATGTATTAGATTAGCATTTAATCTATTAGACGAATCAATAGTTGCCTGTTTAGCATCTAACTGTGTTTGAGCATTAGATGATAAAGTATTAATATATTGAAATTCTGTACTTGTTACACTACCATCTGCTATCTTAGTAGCATCAATAGCTGCTGCAGCTTTAATATCAGCATTAACTATATTAGTAATTGTATTATTATCTGAGTCTATTGATTTATTTGTTAAAACTTGAGAACCAGTTAAAGTAGCAACTGTAGAGTCAATAGCTAAAGATACTGCTCCTGTAGTACCACCTCCAGATAATCCTGTACCTGCAGTTACTGCTGTAATATCTCCTATTGGAACACTTGCTATTTCATTATCAACATATGCTTTAATAGATTGTTGTGATGCAAGTGCTGTAGCAGAATCAGATGCCATATCATCTTCATCTTTAAATGCTGTACCACTAATTGATGTATTTAAAACTGGACTTGTTAAAGTTTTATTTGTTAAAATTTGTGAACCTGTAAGTGTAGCTACAGTAGAATCAATTGCTATATCATTTGCATTAGCATCAATACCTGTTCCACCAACTACATTTAATGTTACATCACCAGATGTTCCACCACCAGTTAATCCATCACCTGCAACAACTGAAGTTATATCTCCAACTGGTACAGAAGCAACTTGAGCATCTACATAAGTTTTGATAGCTTTTGCAGAAGCAAGTGTATCATCAGAAGAAGATACTGAATTTATATTTGTATCTAATACTCCTGATTTTAAATTATCTACTTCAATGTTAGATACTGTATTATTATCTACATCAATAGTTTTATTTGTTAATACTTGAGAACCTGTTAATGTTGCAACTGTAGAATCAATTGCAAATGTCATTGTTTGTGCAGAACCTGTAGTATCAATACCAGTTCCACCAGTTAATGTTAATGATTGTGAATCTAAATCAACTGATTGAGAACCACCAGAATCACCAGAAAAATCTAAATCACTAGCTGTAACTTGTGCATCAACATATGTTTTAATTGCTTTAGCACTAGCTAATGTATCATCACTTCCTGAAACAGATGTTAAATCTGTATCAACATCTGTAATACTTGTAGCACTACCAATTACTAAACCATCTAATGTTACAGTACCATCAAAGAAAGCATCTTTAAATTCTAAAGCTGATGTTCCTAAATCTATATCATTATCTGTTGTAGGTACAATAGCACCATCTTGAACTTTAAATTGTTCAGTAGCAGCACCAGAAACTTTTACATAAAATTCTAAATGGTCATTAGTTGTATCTACTACAATTTTATTTAATGGAGTTGATAATCCTGCATCACCAATTAATCCTATAACTGGACCTTCTGCTGCAGTACCATCATGTTTGTGTCCACTATTTACATTAAATGCATTTACAATTTGATTGTATTCACCATTAAATAAATCTGCTGCAATTGTATTACCATCTGCAATAGTTCGTTGTCTAGTATATCCTGCCATAATATTATCTTCTTCCTCCTGCTATAAAAGATACAAACATTCCATTTACTGAATAAGATGCATCTGTATCATTTGAAAAAAATTTAAAGTTATTTGAAAAGCCACTACCAGTTACAATCATTCTTTTACTTGGTAATACTACTGCTCCAAATACTGAAGTACCGAATACTGATGATGATGCACCAAATATTGCAGCACTACTTAAATTACCTACATTAACAGCTCCTGGTTGTGGAACTTCTGTAGATTCAAAATCATATCTTACTAATAGTTTTAAATTATTATTAGTACCTTCTGGTTCTATGTTTGCTTTTACTGCGTACAAACTTTTTCTTAAACCATTATCTCCATAGTCCATATCTGGTGTTTGAAACTGTGCATCTATATTAGAACCATCAAAATTATTTCCAGTATCTAATTGATACACATAACCACTTTCATTTGCACCAAATTGTACTTCTTTATTATTTATATCTAAATCTGAAGTACATCTTTTAATTTCCATTCCTAATGTTTCACTCCATTCAAATGCAGGTACTCCATTAGCATCAAATTTAAAAGTTCCTATAATTCCTTTTTGAGAAGAAGCTGCTTGACCAGATTGAAAATAAAATAATCTATATTGACTTCGTTCTCTAATAACCATACTAGAAATAGTAAAGCTAGATATATTAGCTAGTAATGTATTTATTAATGGTAATATTTTTCTACTAATAGAACTTAACTCAACATCACCAATTCTAGCTGTACCAGCAACTGTTCTTAATCCATCTGGAGCTAAGAATACTAAGTCACCACCTATCTCTTGGATTGTATTACCATTTACACAACCTATATTTTTGGTTACTGATTTAAGTATAGGGGTAGAATCTAGGTTTGTCAACTCAAATATACTATTTTTACAGAATATAACTAAACTATTTCTAAATACTTTTATACCTACAATTACATCTCCAGTATCTATAGTACC